GCGCGAATTACCCGCAACCCCATGGGGTACCTGGTAGGACCCAATGGGGCCCCGGCGTGCGCTAGCAAGCCCATTTTTGCACCACAACGGTGCATCATTTGGCCGTCGCTATCGCCTTTTCGAATGCCTTCTCGAACTCCTTGTCGAAGTTCGCCTTGATGATGTTGTCTGCGATCTTGAAGAATGGGACTCGCACCCTGTACCTAGGGGCTGCATCAGTGAAGATGAAGACAGGCCGCACGCCCACCTCCTTCCCTATCTTCCTGCGCTCCCACACACCGGCCTCACCGTCCACCTCGCCTACGAAGTAGCGGTCAGCGTTACCCTTTCTTCGGCTGCGCTTGCTGTTGGTGGCGTTGTGCTGTGACCCAGCGGTCGACTCTGCAGCCCCTAGGCCTGACAGGATCTTCATGGCCAGCTGGCCTTTGATGTTCCCGTACTGGTCGAAGAACGCCTTGTTGGGCATGGCGTACTGGTCGGGGCGCATCAGCCCTCTGCGGATCAGCGCCTTCTCGAAGCGCTTGCGCGAGCGTGTTCCGCCGTATACCTGAGCTTGCAGATATTTGTCAGCCGGGATTCCAGACGCCCATGCATCCTTTAGCCACACCTTGGCTTGCAATCTAGTCTTGATGGCTGGCTTTACGAATACGCTGTCAAGCGTGGTCTTGGTCGGCCGGTCGAAGCGCTTGGCCATTACCGACACTTCCCCCTTCTGTACCAGCTTGGCCACATTGGTCAGGGTAAGCGCCATAGCGAACGGGATCTGCTTGGCGAACTTATCGAGCTGCTCTTGGGCGAGCTTTGCGTCTGGCGCCTTGATAGTGATCATTCCGGCTCCCCTTCCACGCTGCCCTAGCTGCCATCCACACCTCTTTCCCCATCATCACAGCGACACAGGCGGCGATGCGGAGTAGCAGGAGGATGGCGTGGAGGCGTCTCACTTCTGCTCTCCAGTCACCCTCGGCTGCGACACCACACGGGCGATAGCCATTGCCACACAGAGGAACATGTTCACGCTGGCCCATGCGACGGGGCTTATGTGGCCCTCGAACGCCACCCATGCACCGGCTGCTGCGTTGAGCACTGCGGTGAGGATGGCGAGCTGCACACTGGTCAGACGCCAGCACTTGCGCCATTCGGGGATCAGGTTCATGGGATCACCGCTCGAAGGATGTGAGGCCCGACCATGTTGATGACCGCGATGATTGCCCCTGCAGCCCCAAGGCCGTACATGACCTTGATACCCATCCCTTTCACGTCAGAGGACAGGGTTTCGAGCAGCTTGGACTGGTTCTGCGCGATCAGCTCCAGGCGGTCGACCCGCTGCGGGATGTTCTCGTGCTTTTGCTCGTAGTGGTCGAGACGCCACAGGGCGAGACGCATGTTCTGCTCCAGCGCACCCAGGCGCTCGGCCTGATTGCGGCCGGCATCGGAGTGGGTGTCGGGCATAGGTTCGTCTCGTTGATGTTTGGTCCGGCCTCACACGCAGCTGCCATCCGCCTATGAGCAAGGAGGCAGGCATGGGGCCGGAAACAAGAAAGCCCCGACACATGGCCGAGGCTTGTAATGAAAATCCGCGCGATTTGTGCATGCAGGCAGAGGCATGGCGGATGTGTTGAATTGGTGCGCTGGGTAGGTGAGCCCTTGTCGAACCGTTCGCGCATAACGACGAAGCCCCGACCAGATTGCTCTGTGCCGGGCTTCATATGTTTGGTGTCAATCCGTAACGCGCAAGATCGACAGGATGGCTTAGATTAATCTCATTCTATCGACCCGGTCAAGCGGTTCTGGCAAATTCTCCGAAAAAACGTCTAGCTGCCTCCGCATACGCGGCAGCTCCCTCTTCTACTGTATCGAACCGACCAAGAAACTTGAGCTTTCCGTCGACCACAATCTGGGCCCGGTACCGTCCAGTTGCCGAACAGCGGAAGACGCCTTTAACCCCAGTTTTTGACCTGTTTGATGCTCTCAGATTCTGCATATTCTGAGCATTGGTCGCCAGCCTAAGATTCAGAATGCGGTTGTCAGTGCGAACCCCGTTAATGTGGTCTATCGCTCCGCGTGGCATCTCTCCGTAAACATATAGCCAGGCAAGCCTATGACCTCTGTGCATCCTATCCTTGATGCTGATACACCAGTAACCCTTCGCACTAATACAGCCTGCAATCGTCCCCGCCTTGGCGTTGCCACGGTTGATGCGGTTTGTGAAAACACCAGTCTCAGCGTCGTAGCAGATAATTTCTTTCAGTCGCTCTTGAGTGATCATATCGAACGTCTCCTATTCGATGCGTCTCATAGGTGGACGTGGCAGGGAGTGAGACAACTCCTTTTCGGCCGCTAAGCCTAGCCACGCATGATGATTATACATTACGCAGCGGAGCGAATAAGCCCTTCCGCATCAAGGATTTCTTGCGCGACGACCAGAGCCTGATTGACCTGATCCTCTAGGCTTCTGCGAATTGCGGACCGCCAGCGATAAAGCGTGGAATCAGGCCTGCCATCTTCATCCCATCGATTAATGTCGTACCAGGCATGCGGCAGCACGTTGGTCGATCGCTTCCCCTCCACGCCGGGCAGCTTGGGAAATGCCCAGGTAGCGACGGCACACTGTACGAACCGCTCCGGTGCCGGTGACTTCACAGCCCCAGCCAGCGCCATCATGGCATCGTGCTTGCGCTCAAGATGGGTCGAGTACTTCGCGACGAGTGCCAGCCACAGACCAACAGGCAGAGCCTTGTGCAGGCGGCCATGTACCCAACAGTCCGTTAAGAAAGCCTCTTCCTTGCCGCAGATAGCACCCGGCACACGAGCGGCCTGCACCTTCGGCTGAAAGTCACAGCCACCAGCGGAGTTGATCACTTCGCTCGCCAGGGCGCGCACTACTGCGGAAACCACGTTCTGATAATGCATGATCGCTCTCCCCTTAGACCGAATACACAGCGCGGCGCTTGAGTGCTTCAGCACCCGGCACGGCCTTGTCGATGATGTCTTTCACTTCTTCAGCGCTGATCGTGATGCGGCCCTTCTCGCCATAGGTCTTCGAGCGGAGCACGCAGGTCAGGCACGCGCGGGACCGCCATCCGCCGTCGTGTGCGTACTTGTCGCCCGGCGCTAGCTGGTTCCATGACTCCACCGTGACGCCGGGGTGCTCCTTGCTCTGCATGCGATGGTGGATGTGGCCGATATCGATGTAGCGATAGGTCGACTCTCCCCAGTCCTTTGCGAAGTCGGTCGCCATGACATGCGCTAGCTGAGTCGGCCGGCACTTGTCGGAGTGGTGGCACAGCACGAAGGTGTTGCCCATCCGGTACGGGATGAACACGCTGGAGTTGTCCAACACATGAAGGCGTTCGTTGCTGTGATAGACGTGCCGCAGGAAGACTCGCATCCAGACGTCATTCGAGCGGGAGTGGTTGCCCTGGTTGACGATGACGTCGACGAACTTGAACTTGGCCAGCGCCTTGTCGACGATGGAGCGCATGATGCGCGCCGCAGTGTCGATCATCTTCGGGTAGCGCGAGTCATAGTCGAAGTCGTGGCCCGACTCACTTTTGGCGGTGAAGTCTTGGTAATGGGTCAGGTCGCCCATGTCCTGAATGACGCAGCGCTCACAGTTCGGGGCGCGGTCGATCAGGCGGTGCATGGCAGTAACCAGCTCACGCTCGGCGATCTTCAGGTCGAAGTTGTGGCCCACTTCGTCAGCGTGAGCCAGCATCCCAACATGGCCGTCACCGATCTGGAACCACGGGATCACGTCAGTATCGAGATCGACGGCCGGCGCAGGGATCACAGGTACAGGTGCAGCTTCGAGGAACGACGAGACGTAGCGCTCGATGGTCTGAGCCAGCATCGCCTGGTCTACGGTCGTCTTGTGCCACTCCAAGACCGGCGCTTCCTCTCCGCGCTTGAACAGCATGGAAGTGCCGCGCAGGCGGAGCGGCTCAGGGACGGGGCGCGCCAGGTTGTGCTCTGGGTTGTAACCCTGCAGCGTGGCCTTAGCCCGAACCGCCTTGATGCCCTTGTGCACGGCGTTGAAGTGGATCCCGAGCGAGCTGGCCGCTTTCCTGATGCTCCCCTCGCGCCAGTAGTGCTCCAGATACTCAGCCTGGCGGTCGGTTGCGTAAGCCAATAGTCTCTCGTCGCGTGCGGCCATTAGGCGGCTCTCCCCAGATAGTCCTGAATGGTCTTGCGGGCCTCATCAGCCCCTTTACAAACTGCGGCCAAGAAACCCTGCTGGCTGAGCCAGTCGAGCCAATCAGCTTGTTCAGGCGATACGCTGCCGCCCTTGATGCGCTTGAGTTCAATGAAAAGGCCGAAGTAGCCGCCCGACGGCTTGAGAAGCATCATGTCGGGGAAGCCCTTGCGGACGCCCTCAGCCTTGAGCTTTGCCGCTACCGCTGGATGGCGCTGGCCTCCATTCGGAACGGCAGCCAGACGGCCGCGCAGAGCCGGGTACTGCATGTCGAACCACTTCACGACACTCTTCTGCTCTTCGTGCTCGGTCGGAACGGCCATCTTGCTCATCTACTCCCCCTCGCCTTCAGAGCCGCCACAACGGCAGGACGCGCACTCTCGGGCACAGCTGCCAGCAATTCCTGGCCCTTCCTCTGCCGCTCCTCGCCCTTGAGGTCGCGCACCTTCCACCGGATCAAGCACGCCGTCTTGTCCGCTTCGATCAGCATCCGGGCATCGGCAGTCAAGGCCGCCAAATTGAATCGAGCATTCGCCGCATAGGAAGTCATGCATGGCTCGCCTCCGCGTAGTGGTGTTTGCAGTGTTGGCGCGGAAGGCCTTGGTATGGGTAACCGCAATCACCGCACTGAACGCTGCGCTTCTCCGGCGCGAAGTTCATGTGCCTCTCGGTCGGGAACGACACGTCCAGGCCGACGACGGTGCGCGGGTCGTTGCAGACTGCTCCGCTTGCCGCACGGCGCACGCCATCAGCCAGCTGTCGCCCGATATCGGCCGCGCGCTCTTCCTTCGTGCGGCAGTCGATGGTGTTCTGCTGGCCGAACTCCTGATTCGTGCGCTCAGCCCATGCGGCTTCACCCTGCAGCCCGGCGTATGCGGCGAGGTCTTCGTAGTTGTCAGCGCGGAACCCGCCTTGCTGGCTGCGAACCATCTTGAGCAGCCCCATGAAGAGCCAGCCCTGTTCTTCGGTCAGGTCGTGGCCAGTGATTGCGCGGAAGGCGTCAACTGTGGCACCCATGCTCCGCTCGCCGGCCGGCTTGTCATAGGTGGCAGAGCGGTCCTTCATGTGGCCTAGGCCGGCTTCGAGGATCTGGTGGGCTTTCACTGGCTGGCTTCCTTCTCGTTCAATTCGGTTACTTTCATGTCTGCCCATGCGGCCGCTAGCGGGGCCAGGACGGCGACAAAGACGATTAGCGCGATCTCTAGCCAGCTCATTGCGGCTTCCTCGTTGCTCTGTTGTTTGCGATCAGGGGGAGCTGGCCGGGCTTTAGCGGCCAGGGGTGTTCCTTGCGGCAGTCGTGGCACCAGACGATCTGGCGACTGCTGAATGCTGTGGTGTCGTGGTTGGCGTTGGTGGGGCATGGGACTTTCATGCGGCCCCCTTTACTGTCAGCAGTCCCTCGCGGAACCAGATCAGTTGTGTTTCAGCCAGGGCGCGCAGAAGGTCGCCCTCGGTCAGCTCGCCGCGGCGCCGGCCATCGAGCACGGAATGACAGTGGTCACAGGCAAAGCAGGCGATTACATCCGGACCCTTCATGCCTACGCCCTTGTGGCCGCATGGGATGTGAGCCAGAACAACCGTGCCGTCATCGTGGCCGCAGCCCGGTAGGCGCAACGTGCAAGACTGGCCGCGAGCCGAATCGCGCAGTTTTTTGCTGACTATTCGGCTCATGCTGCAGCCTCCCCGAGCAGGTCGCCGAAGAACACACCGCGACCAGCGAACTCAGCCACGATGCGATCGGTGTACTCGATGCCCTGCTTGCGGTTGAACAGGCGAGTTACCGGGAAGCCGTCCGGCCCCATCAGCGAGCACTCGCCCATCAGGCGCAGCTTTTCCTCGTACGGCAGGTGCAGGAAGATCCGATTCCAGCCGTCGCGGAACTCCTCGCAGTCGCGGCGCATGATCGGAACGCCGAAGTGCAACTTGCAGTAGCGGCGGGCATCGTCCACGTCGCCAATCTGCGTCATCTGCGCGATGCGCTCGTACAGGGAGAACCAGAGAGCGTTCTGGTCGAGGGTCCGGTCCTTGCCTTCGCGGAAGCTGACCACGACATACTTCTTCTCGCGGTACAGAGCGGTCAGCTTGTGGATGGCTTCGGAGAGGCGCGTGGCGCTGTTTACTGCGATGCGCTCAGCCACGGGCAGCCTCCATGCCTAGCTGGTAGGCGATGAAGATGCAGAGGCCGACAGAAAGCCCGCGAAGCCATGGCCCCTTGATGCATGACGCTGCGCCGGTAAGCCCGCAGACGGCCAGGTAGGCAAAGAACTCAGCCATGGCGGCGCGCCTCCCGCTTGTCGTGGTCGTCCTGGCACTCCTTGCAGCGCACGGCGTTCTTCACTGCCTGGCGGCGAGCTGGGAGGATGTCCTCGCCGCAATCCAGGCAGTCCGGGCGGCTTTCGCCAGTCATGCGCGAAAGCACCATCGCCACGCCACCGATACGATCCGCTTCCTCTAGGCCTGTAGCGCGGTCTGTTACGTCTGGAGCTGTGCGGGCCTGCTCGAAGGCTTCGGTGATTTCCATGTAGTCGGTCATCGCTTAGCCCCCAATGCGCGCTTAACCGCGCCATTCATCTGCACCAATCGGTAGTCGTTGCCGCGCTTCATGCGCACAACGGTGTTTTCTTCCTGATCCACGGAAAAGCCATCGGCCTTGAGCTGGTCGACGATTACTCGCTGGGGAAGGGTCATTGAGCGGGAGCGGTTCATGCCTTGGCCTCCCTGGACAGCGCGCAGAATCGAATGCTGTTGTAGCAACGCCCATCTGCGTCACACATCATCAAGACCGGCTGCGGAACAGCTGCCTCGCAAAATCGGACGTAATCCTGATCCAGCGTGACGTTCATCCCGCTGTCGAAGACGTGGACGCGTATTACGCCAGCGACAAGCGGGTCACCGAGCAGCGTGTCGATCAGGTCAAGCGCCGCCCAGGCCTTTAGAAACTGGTCGTCGGTCATATCGGATATAGCGCCGTCGTAGGCATCGCTTTTGAAATGCACCTCCGCGCCTATGGCATCCACGTATCGCTGACCCAATGTCATGCGCTTGGCCAGATGGGCGCCCATGCTGATTACGTTGCTCATGCCGAGGCTCCCTTCACAATGCTGCGCAGGCGATCAAGCGCGCTGCGGCCGACTTCCTCTGTCCGAACGCTGACTGTCTCCGGCAGGGCCAGCGGTATTTCCCGCAGCGGCTGGCCGGTCATAACCATGCGGACGGTGATCGCGTAGTTACGGTCGAACAGCTTGCGGCTGCGCTCCTCTGGCATGTTGGCCAGCTCGTAGAAGCCGGTTTCGCAAGCGGCGTGATGGACTGCGGGGTGCGACCAGTTGCGCTCGGCGGCCGGATGAGCATTGGCGCAGGCCTCGCGGTATGCCTTGGCAGCATCCGGCAGGCCCATCATTTCCGGGGTCGGCTCACACCAGCGGATGAAGCGGCCAACACTCGGAGCGAAGTCGCCACCGGACTTGCGGCACTGCTCGATGCCGAAGCGGATCTGCTCGATGGTGTTGATGCCAGCGGCCATGAAGCCCTTGATCCAAGACTTCTTCGCAGCGGTCAGCGCCTCGTCGTTCGGCCAAGCCTGCTTCCATGCCGGGAAGATGGATTGCAGCTCCACGAAGAGCTTGTTGACGACACTGGCCGTGCCTTGGTCGATAGCGCGTGGCGCAGTGACCGGCTCAGCAAGCGCGACGCGGTTTCCGCTGGTAGCGGACGGGATCAGATCCTTGACGTTACGCATCACAGGTCACCCAGGTCGTTCGCCCAGCTGGTGTCGCCGGAGTGGAAGTCAGGGGCGGTCGTGTTGCGCGCCGGCATGCGGTCTTCAGTGGTCAAGCGGTTAACAACCCAATCGACCTTGAAGCCCTGCCAGCCGGCTACCAGCGCCTCAGTCATTGCGGTCTCAGCGGAGATGCCAGCAGCTACGCACTTGTCCAGCTCGGCGTTCAGGGCAGTCCAGACGGTTGCGCTCAGCGCGGCGCGCTTCTTGTTGCGCAGGGCAATCCAGTCTTGAAGCAGTTGATCAGGGATAGCGTGGGGGTTGTCAGCCAGCATGTGAGTCAGGCCGAACCCTGCCGAGGATGGCTTGCGGCTCTTCGCCTGAGCTGCAGGCTTGGCCTTCACGGGTGGCGTTACAATCTCTTCCGAAGGAAGAGTTGTTTTCTTTGTATAAAGGAAGCAAGTTGCCGTTTTGGTCTCACTCGAGTCATGTCTCAGTGAGACGATTTGGGCTGAGTGAGACGTTTTGGTCTCACTGAGACTTTCATTCTTTTCGTCGTAGAAGGCCCATTCGGAGACAGGCGAAACGCCAAGATCACCTCGGCTACCACCGACACGGAAGATGACCCGACGCTCAAGCAAATGACTGATCGCCTTCGATACGACATCGCGGCGCATGTTGGTCAGCTTGCCGATCTCGTCAGCAGAGAGACGCTTGCTCTCGACGTTGTAGCCGATGGTCTGGCGGGCGATAGCCATCACGACGCGGAACTCACGAGCTGGCAGATCAACTGCAGCCAGAGCCTCCATGATGCTGTTGTCCATCCGGGTAAACCCCCGCTGGGTGTTGCTTATGTGAATCACGTTGTCCATAATCTCTCTCGCTAGTTAGTTGTTCCGAAGCCCGGTTGCCTCCGGGCTTTTTTTCGTCTGCAAATCAGGTACTGGATAAATCCTCACCCTCTCCGCTTCGCTTACCTGTCCGATCCGCTGGCCCTAAGATGGGAACCATGGAAACCACTGACAGGGATGTCTCTTATGCAGCAGCTCGCTTCCGCGACTTCGGGTACAGATCAGGACGAAGCTCGTGACGAGAAACGCCGCTAGCCGCCTCGATCTGCAAAACACGTTCGGCTGGCACTCGACCGGTAGCGCACATGCGCTGTACGGCCTGAGGAGAACAGCCAAGAAGCCTGGCGAGAGCTGACTGCCCACCTGCTGCAGCCGCAGCACGAGCGGCGGCGTTTTCGTTCATGTGGAACTCCGTTTATCTCGAACTACAACGCAAAGTTACAGGGATGCAGAGGATTTTACAAGGGAGAATTGCAATGCCAGTTACAACCGGCGGTTGTATCGTTAGCGGCATGAACAGCATCGGAAAACGCATCGCGCTCTTGCGCGAACAGAAGGGCTGGAACCAGTCAGAACTGGCCCGCGAAATGGGCGTGACCCCTCAGTCCGTACAGGCCTGGGAGGCCGGGAAGAACGTGCCTCGCCAGCAGAAGATGAAGAAGCTGGCTGGCGTATTGGGTGCAACAGTCGGCGAGCTGATGAGCGACGATGCGATTGAGGGCGACTTCCAGCGAATCACTGGCCAGCTCGAATCGAACGTCGAGCAAGGCCCGCCGATCGTCAGCCCGTACCGGGCTATCCCTATCGTCGGGACAGCACAGATGGGCGCCGAGGGCTATTGGTATGCACTGGATGAGGGGGAAGGCGTCGTTGACGTGCCATCCAAAGACCCTGGCGCCTACGCCCTGCGCCTGCGCGGCGATTCGATGGCTCCTGCTATCCGTTCGGGCTGGA